CCGGTCCGGATGTTCCCCGAGACGGCATCCTTCGTGTAGATGAAGGCGCCTGCGGTGCCGATCTCGGCTGATTGCAACGAGGTCGACGTGGTCGCCGCCGTCCTGACCCACACGCTCATATGCGCGCTGTTGAGCGCCCACTGGCCGCCCGCTGTCGACGGCACGAAAGTGCTTGTCAGGTAACCGCCGGGGGTCGAGCCAACGCCGGTTCCCTTGTAGCCGTGGTCGGCCGTGAAGACCGGGCTGCTGGTGGCGGCCAGCGCGAAGCTGCCTGGCGCCTTGGCGTTCAGCCGCGCCGCCTGAGCGTCATGCGCAGCCAGCAGGTAGAGGCAGTCGAGAACCGCCCACACCCCGGCGGTCTTCAGCGCCAGGAAAAGCGTGTTGAGCAGCGTCTGCCGAGCGAAGGACGGCATCACCGTCATGGCGACGATGTAGGCCCAGGCGTCGGCGTCGATGGCGTTGACCGTCACCGCCCGCAGGCCCGACGGCAGGCTTTCGTTGCCGGTCACCGTCTGCGTCGCCGTGACGTTGTTGATGCCCAGGCCGAGCGGCGTGGTCGGCGTCACGGTCCAGACGCCGGAGCCGTTGGCCGTGCCCGTGCCCACCTGCACCGCATTGGCGAACAGCTTGATCGCCGCGCCGGGCATCGACGTGCCGGAGACTGGCGGCCTGGTGTCATAGGTCGTGAGGGGGCCCGACGGGCTGGTGATCGCCGGCGCCGCCGGCGCCAGCTCGGCCAGCTGCGGCCCGGCCGGCAAGCTCTGGACATCCGACCAATTGGCCGCTGTCGCGAAATAGTACCAGTCGCCCACGCCGGGCGTGTCGATATAGGTCTGCGGCGCGCCCGGGGCGCCATAGAGCGGACTGCCGAGCTGCGTGGCCCCGATGAAGCTGGTGGTGCCGCTGCGGAAGAACCGCAGCGCGGCATGGCGCGGCGAGTTCGGCGCGGTGGCGGTGACCGTGATGTTGGCGACGCCAGGCACCGCCGCCTGAGCGGTCAGGCCCGTCGGCAGACCGGGCGATGCCGGGTCCGCCAACGCCGTGAACGGTGGCGCAGCGGTCCAACTCGAGGACGTCCCGCGCGGCCCCTTGAAGCGGACCCCGGCCTCGTAGTTCTGGCCGTCCTCGAGCGGCGGCGTCTCGAAGGTGTTGGTGTCGGGGATGACTCCGGCCGACTGCCATTCGCCGCCAGCCTTGCGCCAACGGCCTTCTGCGACGAAGGACGCGCTGGGCGGCGCGGCCCAGGCGATCACCGCCGTGGCGATCAGCGTCTGCGCATCGTACTGCCGGTGCATCACCGTCGAGGTCACGCCGGTCGGCGCCGGGGTGGCCGGCGTCACCGGCGGCCCGACCGGCACCGGCGCGCTGTCGCGCTCATCCATCGCCGCGGTCCAGTCCCACCAGCCGTCATAGCTGGTGACGTCCATCTCGACCGTCATGGTGGTGCGGTCGATCCGCATCCCGGTGATCTCGAACACCTGGTCGATCTCGAGCTCGGAGATCTGCAACCGGATCCAGCGTTCGCCCCAGGCGTCGAGCAGCGCCAGGGTGCCGCGCACCTTGCCGGCCCATTCCGGGTTGCCGTGCTTCAGCGTGTACCGTGCGATCCGCTGCGCCTGGCCGTCGGTCGGCACGAAGCGCAGCTTGATACCACTGCTCTCGGTGCCGTTGCGGTCGATCGAATCCTGGTCCATCTGGATCCCGGCTTCGGTCTCGGCCCAGTTCTGCAGCTTCGAGACATAGGTGGCGCGCACCTCGTTGATGCGCGTGATCGCCGCCGTCCCGGTCGCGAAGTCGTATTCCAGGATCTGGTCATCGTTGACCGTCACTCCGGCGACCGGGTTCGGCGCGCCGACCGACAGTCCGATCTTGCCGTCTGGCCCCTGCGTCAGCCGGCCGCCGCAGGCGTCGAGCAGGTCGGACAGTACCGACTTGCGATCCTCGGTCAGGTCGTAGGCGCCACAGCTGCGCCAGCGCTTCTCCGTGCCGCCGGCCTTCAGCGGGATGGCCTGGTCGCAGACGGTCGCCGCGGCGGCGAAGCTGATCAGGTCGATGTACTTGTGGATATCCAGGCCGAACCCGACCGGCACGCCGGCCTCGGTGCGGGTCAGGTAGTCCAGCAGCACCAGCGCGGCGTTGTCGGACCAGAGGTATTCCGCTTCCGTGCCGGCGTGCTGGCCGGCGTCTCGCGGGTCGAAGATCTTGGCGCCGCGCAGCGTTGCGCGATAGGCGGGCGCCCCCCCGGGGAACACCTTCTGCTGCAGGTCAGGCTTCAGGTCGGCATACTTGACGTGGGTGCAGGCCAGGCCGTGGCCGTCGTGGCCGGCAGTCCATTCAGCCGGCAGCCCGGTGATGACCTGGCCCGCGGTGCCCGGCCAGTTCTTGACCTTGACCGGCAGGATCGGGTCGTAGTCGTCGTAGACCCCGCCATGGACGGCCCCAGATCCGTCGACGGTGACGATCTGGTCGTTGAGCCAATGCTGGACAGGATTCGGCGCCGGGCCCGTGCTGTCGTCGATCTCATGCGCGCAGTGGCACACCAGCGTGTGCAGATCGCCATCGTCGGTGTCGCTGTAGTAGATGAAGGCCCCGGCCAGCCGGTATTCGCCATAGCAGCGCGTACGAGCCGGCACGGCCTGCTTGATGCTCTGGCTGCCGTCCTCGAATTTCGGCTTGGGCGGCTGCGGCGCCAGCAGGGTGCCGGCCAGCGTGCCGGCAATGGACAGGCCGACGCCGATCACGCCGAGGACACTGATGCTGGCGGTGCCGACGGTGATGAAACCGGCGATGCCGGCGACGGCCGGAAGGGCCGCGCCGCCGGTGGCGACGATCGCCGCCAGGCCGAGCACGATGGGGAGGGCCTTGGCCATGCGGTCAGATCCTCCAGGCGAATGAGCAGGCGGGGCAGACGGCGAGCCTGTCGCCGATCTTGGCGAGCCAGTCCCTCGGCCCGCGGACAGCGAGCGCCGGGCCGTCGGTGGTCATCACGATGCCGATGTCGCCGGGCTGCGCCCCGACCGGCGCGACCAGAGTCGCCCCGATCGCCTGCATTGCCCGGGCGGTGACGCGGACCAGGCCGCCGTCGCACAGCAGCAGGCGCATGTATTCGCGCCGGGTGCTGTACTGCCCGCGCCAGCCGGCGGCGAGGTCCCGGCCGGTGCAGATGCGCACCCAATCGGCCGCCCAGAGCGAGCAGTCCATCACGCCGAGCTCGAACGGCGTTGCGTCGCCATGCCGGATGTGGGCGGCGAGGTCGGTCAGAAGCGAGGCCATGTCACCGTCCGGTCCACCATCTTCGGGACGAACTCCAGCGCCTTGTCGCCGGGATAGCGGCGCTGCTGGTCGCGATCGGTCAGCAACCCGAACGGCGCCCGGCTGCGCTGGGCGAACAGCGTCTCGGCCGGCAACGCGATCGTGCGCTGGATCGGACCAGTCGCGGTGAAGCTGGGCTTCTGCATGATCCAGGTGCCGATCGGGATCAGCCCGTCGAGCTCGACCAACCCCGGCATCGTGGCATCGTAAAAGCCGAGCCAGATCGTGATCGGCTGGCCTTCGATCTCGTCCGCGGCCGCATCCTTCTTCGCCGCCGCGACGACACGGGCATCGACGCCGGAAAGCGTGAGGCTGAGCTGCGGCGCGGTGCCGTTGATCGCCTGCTCCAGACCATCGATCGACTGCAGCGGGTTACCCTGGCCGTCCTGACGGTGGCCGATCCCCTGCCAGGTCTGGCCGCCGCGCACGATATCGCCATCGCCCTCCCAAACTCGGATCGGCTGGCTCTTGAACGAGAGCAGCACGAAGAAGGCGCAGACGACATGCTGGCCCTTGGCTTGGGCCTCAGAGGCATCCGGGAACAGGGGCATCAGAAGACCTCGACCAGATCGAATGTCGCGGTGCCGGTGCGGGCCAGTTGCAACTCGAAGGCGCCGCTGTCGTCGGCCTGCAGTCGCATCGGCAGCCGCGCGTGGCACCATTCGACCGGGTTGCCCACGGCCAGAGCAGTCCGCAGGCGCGGCCGGATGTCGAGCAGCGCTTCCTCACCGGGCAGCGCGGTGGCGCCGGTGATGACATAGAGGTAGCCGCCAAGGCCGACGAAGGTGCCATCCAGCACCGGAACCATCGTGGCGCCCACATCGATCTGGACCTGATAGGCCCCCTTGACCGCATCCGCCACGACCGCCGGTGGCGTACCCCCCTGCTGGAAGCCGGCGCCATCGGCGTGGAAGGCGCCGTCGCCGTAGGGGATGTGACCGAGGCTCGGGATCATCTGGTTGCCGTTCCGGCAGTCGCAGGGCCCGACCCGCACGGCATTGGCGCGGCCATCGAGCTTCGCCAGCAGCGCCCGCGCCGCCCGGATCTTCGTGGGCGTATGCAGCGGCACGGTCAGTCGCGCGATCCAGCGGCCCAGGCCGGACGAGATCACCTGCTCGCGTCCCTGGATCGTCTCGCCGCCGGACCGCGTCCGGGCGTCGACCCGGAACGTCTCGGCATTGGCGACGAGGATGCTGGGCCAGTCGTAGATGATCACGACGTCAGCCCAGAATCTCGATGACCGACCCCACGCCGGCGGCGAGGTCGAGAAAGTCGGCGGCCGTGTCGAGCTCGTGCCGGGTCTGACCCAGGTCCGGGGGCCTGGACAGACGGGCGGACACGGCAACGCAGACGCTGGCGCTGAGCGGCATGGTGACCTCCTGGGTTTGGGGAGTTCAGGCGAAGCGGATGGCGTGCTGGCGATTGATCTCCGGCACGCTCTGCAGGCCCTTCTTCACGGCGGCAGAGGCGATCTCGGCGATGGCCCGGTCGCCGTTGGCGCCGGCCATGGAGATGTTGAAGACGATCGGCTGGCCGGAGCCGCCACCGCCGCCCCCGGCAGCATTTTTGATGACATGATTGGGGATCACCTGGCCAGGAACAGAGGGTGCAAACCACTCCCGCCCGACCTCGCCGACCTCGTACAGCCGACCCGGCAGGACTTGACCGCCGCCCGCAGCATGCCCGGCAATGCCACCCGGGCCGATTGGCCCCAGGCCTGTCCCGCCATCATAGTTGTATCCTCCGCCGAGCCCGCCGAGCAGGCCGCCGGTCAGCCCGGTAAGGTCGCCGAATATCTTGCCCAGCGGGCCGTCGCCGAACAGCGCGGCCTTCAACAGAAGCTGGGCGAGAGAGGTTCCAACCTTCAGCAGCGCATCCGAGAAGCTGGTCGCCCCCTGGATGCCGTTTTGGATGGCGTCGCCGATCGCCTTGATACCCTCGACATAGCCGGCATTGGTGCCTTTGGCTGCCTCGACCAGCTTGTTGTAGGTCTGGGTCGAGATGATCCTCTGATTGCGTAGCTTGTCGTATTCGGCCAGTTGGGCATCGAGTTTTTCCTGGCTGGTCATCACCGATTTGGTGAGCTCGTCTCCCCTCTTCATCAGATCGATCTTGGTCAACAGGGCAGCATTGTTCGATTTGTTGGCCTGGTATTGCGCAACGAAGCTCTCGTATTCCTTCGTGCCGGAGGTCAGGCCGGCTTCGCGTGCCGCATTCACCGCCTCATAGGCCACCCGGATCTGCTCTAGCGCCGCCTCTCCCTTGCGCCAGCCATCCAGCAGCGCCTGGTTGAGCTTGATCTCGCTCTGCTGTGTTTCGAGAGTGGCAGCCCCCGGCTTCCCCTCCCGTTTTCCTCCCCCACCTCCCCCACTCCCCCCTCCGCCCGAAGGTGGCTGGTCATCGAGGAAAGGGACCCCGAGAAGCGAAGAAGGCAGGTTGGCGAAGGGACTATCGTCATCCTTGGGGGGACCACCGCTGTCGCCCTTGGGAGAACCACCGCTGAGATCGAGAGGCACAAGACCTTTGGTCAGCGGAGATGCTGCAGCTCGGCTCGCTGCCTCACGGAATCGATCAACCTGGAAGCTGAGAGCCGCCACCTTGCCGGTTGCATCCTCCGCATCAGAGCCGAACGACACTAGTCCACCCCCGGCTCGCCTGGTGTACTCTTCCATCTTCTCAGTCGTTCGGTTCAGCAGAGTTACCTTCTGTTCAACCTCAAACATGAGATTTCCCGTCAGCCTCAGCTGGTCGACCAGGTACTGGATATCCTCACCACCCGAAAGGACCTCGCCTTTCAACTTTCCCAACTGCCCCACGAGCTCATTGACCCGACTCGCCGTAAGGGGTGCCTCGGAATTCAGCTCGCTGACAATCTTCAAGACTGAAGCATCAGCCTCCGTGCCCCCAGTCTTACCTCTTACGCCAATATCTCCGGCGTTCACTGCTAGGGCAGCACCTGCGATTTCCTTCTGAGCTTTGGCGAGAGCTTCATTGTTTTTGTCGAGAGCCTCTTCAAGGTTTCCCTTGGCGATGTTCAACAGCCCGGCCTGGAGGAGCGAAAGACTCTGTGTCAGTTCATTCGCGCTTTGCTCGGATTCCGAGAAGACACCCTTCGTCGACGCCATCGCCAGGTCGAAGTCCTTTTTTGCGTCTTCCGCTGTCTCAGCCGCGGTGGCGAACCAGCCCAGGCTGCTGGCTATGCTATCGATGGCCCCGATGGCCCCGCCGAGCACGGCGCCCCATGGTCCGAAGACACCGAGCAATTGAGAGCCTTCCTGCATGAAGACGTGAAGTGCGTTCTGCCCTTCGGCCAGCTTGCCGACCAGATCCGGCAGCCGCCCAGCGGCCTCCGTCAGAAACTTGGTGCCTGTGCTTTCCTTCTCCTCCCCGCCAGCCATCTCGCGTCCGCTGGCCGCGGCTTCCTGCGCGGCGCTGGCGTGGACTGGTACTCCCACCGGCCCCGCGTCCAGCGCATCCTGTCGGCGGCGGGATGCAGCTTCGATCCGGGCCGCGCTGCGCTCCGTGATATCAGCCGTTTTGGTGATCGCCCTGGCAGACCGCTCGGCCGCGGCCTGTTCGGAGGTGGCAGCATCGGCGGCCGCCTTCATCCGGCGGCGTGAAGATTTCTCGGTCGCGGCTGCAACATTGCCGGAAGCCTTGGTGATCTTCGCCTCAGCCTTGGTCACGGCCCCCTCGACGGCCGCCATGCTGCGCTTGGTGTCGTCGGCGACCTTCTTGATCGCCTTGGTGTATTGGTCGGTCATTGCCTGGATTTCGACGACGACCTGATCGGCGGTTTTGGCCATGCGTCACCTCGACAAAAGGCCCGGCTCGACACCCGGCCGGGATGTATGGAAGGCTGGCGACAGGTTTGGAAACGCCATGGCGAGACTGCTTCGGGCGCCCACGGCAAGAAGCCATCATCGCCCATCAGGCAGGCCGACTGCGCCCAAGGGCCAAAAACGCTCTCGACCGCGGAGGGCGAACGTGGAAGAGTTTCGTTTCTATTTTGGGGGGAATTCCTCTATGGGGCACGACTTTTTAAGGAGCCGCGTGATTCTGCCAGCCGTTGGGCTGTTGGCGCTCGCCGGCACACCGCAGGCCATCGCCCAAACGCAGGGCAACTGCGGTATACTCGCCCTCGGTATTCGGGCCGGTGTGCAGGCCGAGTTGACCTCCGTCGAACAGGTCAAACAACTGGCCCAGCAGCAAGCCAAGCTTGCTGCGCTGATCACTTCTCTATCGCTGCGGCATGTCGCGCTGGCCGAAAGTGACATCGCCACGCTCAAAGACATCTCCAACGAGCTTAATGCAGTGAGCAACGCCCTCGTGCAGGATCAGAACGAGAGCATTCCAAAGATAGCCGCAGCCGGCGACGTCTTTTCTGCAGTCTGCCACTGAGCTAAACGATGTTCGCGAAACGCCTGAAGCGACATGTCATCACTTTCCATTGGAGATGCTCGACATCATGATCCGACGCATCGCCGTCATCGTCGCCGCGCTTGTCGTGCTCGGTGTCGGCGGCATGGCGGTCTACGCGACCACCCTGCCCACCGAGGACGTCCTCAATGACACTGCGGGCAGGATCTGCCGCACCATCGTCGTCAACCGCCCGGATCTGCCTGCCCCCGTTCAGGTCATGGGGGTTTTCGGATTCCGTATGGACATGTCCAAGAATGAAGCTCTGGCGCTATACGACGACATCAAAAAGACCGCACCCGACATTTACGGCGCCCGGATCGAACACGTTAAGCAGGTCTATTCCGACAACAGGAGCTTCTATAGAGTCGCCGCTAGAATTAGTTATTCCTTTTCTAAGGACACCCAACCAGAACGGGCAGACAACATTCAATGCTGGTTTTTGGTTTCAACCGGGCTTTCCGGAGAGCATCAGAGCGAAATAGATGCGGTTTACCTCAATGGTCGGATGATCAAAAAAGACGATTCCGCGGATTGGAAGCGCCTGACCGAATCTTCGGAACTTTCGGCAGACGGCCGTGTCCAGCCAACGCTTCAGTCCCGAATCAAATTCTTGCTGATGCCGATCTACGACCAGTGGCGAGTGGACAAGCAATGATCCGCACCAATCACTTCGCTTGAATCTCGGTGTCGCGGTGATTGCGGGGTGAGTCCATGCCCATCGGGCCCCGGCTTCGGCACACTGCCACAGTGGCGCCGCCTCATCCCGCCAGAAAGCCGGTCTCGCGCGCCCGTGCCAGCATCTCGTCGAAGGCGTCATCCGACGGCGGGGCCGCGGCCGGGGCGCCGCCAGGGTCCATGATCCGGGCATACTCCCGGCCGGCGGCCAGGAACTCCGCCAGGCTCATGCGACCGATTTCGAGCGGCGAGATGCCGACCGCGAGGGCTTGGCCGGTGAAGGCCGCGACGTCGATCCATCCATCCTTTCGTCCGCCGCGGCTTCGGCTTTTCCCTCGGGCGCTTCGTCCGCCGCCTCCTCGACCCCGAAATAGGCGGCGGTGATGACGGCCTGCGCCGTCATCAGATGGTTCGCCGGGTCGCGCGGGTCCGCCAGCGGATGGCCGTCGATATAAGTCTCGACCAGCTCCCGCGCCCGCACCGCCGGCAGGCCGCCGCCGATCAGGCCGAGGCGGATGGTCTCGACGATGTCGCCCACCCGCCACCGGCGCTCGATCAGCAGGCGCTGGGCGATTTCGCCCAGCCCCGCGCCGCACAGCCGCTGCAGCTCTTCGATCTGCTTCAGCTTCAGGGCGAAGACATAGGTGCCGTCACCCCATTTCAGCTCGATCTCGGCGGCGATATTCGGCTGCCCGGCCATCAGGTCGCCGCCGTCCAGGCCGGCTTGCCGTTCAGGGTGACGGCGATCTGCACCGTCGCCCGCTGGCCGCGCTGGGCCGTGACCTGGTAGCTGGTCAGGATCCCCGGCGCCTGGTAGTAGCCGCCGAAATCCGCCGCGGTGACATCGTACATCCAGCGGACAGTCTTCTCTGCGCCGGAGAACGCCCACTCCTCCCAGGTCTTGCGGGCATTGCGGTCGAGCACGCCCTGGCCGCTCAGCGTCATCTGCAGGGCGGTGATGTCGGTGATCTTCCAGGCCGGGTCGTCCGGGTTGTCGCAATCCGGGATCACGGTCTCGTTGGTGTCGGTGGCGATGGTCATGCCCAGCTCGGTCAGGCCGCAGGGCGCGGCGAAGACCTCGGTCGGGGTCGCCCCGCTGCCGAGCAGGATCATCACATCGCTGAACTTGAAGGTCTTGGCCTGGGCCATCGGGATCTCCTCGAATGAAAAGACCCCGCACGACGGCGGGGCCGGGCATGCCATCGGGCATGGGATGGGGCGCTACTGCGCCGCGATGCTTTCGAACTCGACCACGCCGTGGGTGACTCCCTGCTCCGCCGGGTCTTCGAGCGTGAGGGTCTGCCGCCATTGCAGCGACAGGACGGTGCCGCCGGCGATGGCAAGATCGGCCTCGTCCAGCGCAGCGACGACGGCTGCGGTCAGGGGTTCGACCGATCCGCGGCCATGGCCCTTGACGAAGGCGTCGACCTGCAGCCGGGCCAGGCTGCCGCGCACCCCGCCGGTCGCCTCCCACGGCGATGCGGTCGTGGTGGTGCAGCGCAGGAAGGGATAGGCCGGGACGGCCGAGACATAGTCGTAGACGCGGGCGCCGACCAGCGCCGCCACGCCGGGATCGGCCTGCAGCGCGGCGACCACCGCGCGGCGTAGCGGGCCGGAGAGGTCACGGCCACTCATGCGGATCGTCCTTCGGCTTGGGCACGCGCCGGCCGGCGCCGGCGGCTTCCGCGGCATCGGCTGTG